CTTAGAATCGCCTGATGCCGAGATCCCTGCACCAGAATTGGATACTGACGAAGCTCCCCCCGCAGAAGAACCAGGAGCACCCGGCGAAGACGTTCTTTTAGCCACCCCTGAAGGTGGAGGAAAGATTAGTGATGATAAGCCTGCTGCTATTTATACAGAGTTTGCTGATGGGTCTTACACTGGTGAAAAAGATAAGGGCAAGAGATACAAAAAGAAAAAGCGTGATAGACGAAAAGATGCGGGAAAACTGGAGTCTTGGGGTGTACCTGGTCCACGAAAACCAAGAAACATTTTTGGTGCAATGGCTAAAGGAACGTTTATTAAAGAGAACAAGTCTAATTATAGTGAAGATTTTGAAAACAGAATGTCTTCATTAAATGAGGAAATGGATAAAATATTATCAGAGGATCTATAAGATGAATCACAATAAAAGAAGAAATACAGCTTTTTTATATGAAGCACTAGTAAGAGAACTAACAAAAAGTGTCGTTAAAAAAGATGAGGAGAAAAAAACTGCGGTTGTTAACATTGTTAAAGAATTTTTTAATAATGAAACGATATTGAAGCAAGATTTACATCTTTATAAGGAAATTGTTGAAACACGGGGAATAAAGCCCTCGGACGCTGAAAAAGTTATCAAGTACGTTAAAAAGGAGCGGGAGTCTCTAGATTCTAAAGCTCTTTTTGAGGAACAAACAAAACTCATAAACAAAATCCACAATACACTTAATGAAGAAATCCTTTCAAATTTTGTTCCGAACTATAAAGCACTAGCTAGCATATACCAGATGTTTTCACCAAAAACAAAGATTAAAAATAAGGTTTTAATAGAAAATGTCATTATCGATTACATGACATCCAGACCTCAACAGATGAATGAGGAAAAAAGAATTAGCAATTCAACAATGAGAATATTTTCTTCAAAATTTAATAATCATTATAATGGTTTGCTAGAAGAACAGAGAGTTTTACTTTCAAAGTACATTTCGTCTTTTGCGGATAACGGTCTTGATTTAAAAATATACTTAAATGGTGAATTGAACAGAATCAAAGAATCTGTAACACAAGCGAAATTCGAAAGAGATCTACAGGGGAAAGCTGATAAGGTTGTATCTGTGATCGATGGGTTTAAGGACCAACTAATTAATGAAGATATGCTAAAACAAATCATGAAAATGCAACAACTTGTAAGAGAGATTGGTGACAATGATTAAAATTGACGAAATTAAAATTAATATAGATGATAAAGAAGAAGACAAAATTACAATATCTGTTGTTGAACCAACCCCGACATCGATTGAAATTGATGTTGAGCCTATACCTAATCAGCGTATTTCGTTAGATGTCCGACGAACTTTGGATAACAACTATATTATTTACGATCATCCACTTTTCGATATTGTTGTCAACCCAGACAAAAATAAAATTATGACTTTTGTAAAAAAGAGCGCAAAAACTCAAACTTATCCACATCAAGATGCATTTTTTGATTATCTTAAGACCCGTGGAGTGATATTACCAGATACAGTTAAAGGTGGAAATATTTTTGGCAGTATTGAAGCCACCTACCCAGCAAATAAAAAAGTAGATATTGTTAAAGTTATTCTTTTAAATATTTTTATGTTCTTTAGAGAGGCTTTACCAGGCTTGATGAAGGCTCTTGACTATGATTTTGAAACTGATAGAATGATACTGGATCCCGATGGTTCAGACAGCACAGAATATGGTGAGGTGCCGCAACAAAAAAGAAAGGGTACAATGGACCCTTTTTACACACAATACTACGGACTGCTTTACAGGATATAAATGTCTTTATTATGGTTTATTCTAGCGTGTTATGGATTGACACAAATCTTAACTTACGGCTCAATTTTCAACAAAATAAGACCTAAACACCATTTTTTTCATTGTTCTATGTGTATGGGATTTTGGTCAGGTGCATTCGTTT